GGTCGAGCCGTTGTAGCCGACGAAGTCGTCAGCGGCGTAGGTAACCGCGTCGTCCCACGCGCCCTGCGACTGCGCGCCCGGCGGACCAGGAGGTCCCGGCGGGCCTTCCTCCCGGCCCTGCCCCGGGTTGGCCACCACCCACTGGGTCGTGTTGCCATCGTTGTAATACGTGAACAGAAAGCCCCGGATCGTGTCCCACCAGAAGTCGCCCAGCCCCGGGCCCGACGGCGGGAAACTCGACATCGTATGTTTGGGCGTCGGATTGGTAACGTCGGGCGCGGCAGTCGTCGTCACCGACCGGCCCGTATCGGGGGATCCCGTCGCTGCGACATGTGCCACCCAGGCGCCGCTCGTGTTCACCCCCGGCGTCCAAACGTAACGCTGCCCGGTCGTCGGGTTCGTCCACTCGTCGTCGGGATCGGGCACCGGCGCCGGCTCGCTGCGCGCTACCCAGGCGCCGGTCGTGCTCGAGCCCAGGGTCCAGATATAGCGCCGCCCGGTGACCGGATTGAACCACTCGTCACCGGGATTGGGCGCAGGCGGCGGCGTCGGGCCAGTCGTTACCGTCGGTGTCAGCACGCACCTGCCTCCATGGAAGAGGACTAGTTACCCTTGCGGGTAACTAGTCCGTCGATCATCAGGCAGCGACTTACGGGATCACCGCTTCGGTCACGACCGCTTCCGCGATCGCAACACCGTCGAGCACCGCATAGCCGTACACCTGAAGCCCCCGCAGCAAGGTGCCGAAGGTAAACTCCGACCTGAGCGTCTCGACCTTGGAGACCTGCGACGCAAAGGTGAGGCCGTGCGCGTGGCCAGCGTAGATCACCCATTCGCCGGCTGCCAGTGCCGGTGGACCCGTGATGGCCCCCTTGGGCAGCAGGTTCGAGACGTAGAGCGTGAAGCGGTCGATCATGCCGAGGCGTCCGTTGCGCAGGATCGACGTGTCGTCACCCGACAAATACGCCTGACGCAGCTCGGAGGTCTTGATCATCGTCGCCGCCCAGGTCGGCATGACGATCCAGCGTCCCTGCTCGGGGATGTTCTGCTCGTCGAGCGCCTGGCCCAGACGCAGGATGCACTGCAGGATCGTGACCTGGCCGGCGACCGGCGGGTTGGCGATGTTGCCCACGACGGGCAGCGGCGTGCCGGTGACACCCAGATTGATGTTCCCGGTGATCTTGCCGGCGGTGAGACCCCGGTTCTTGACGTCGGCCTTGCCCAGGATGCCCAAGAGCACATCCGCGTCGATCACGATTTTCATCTGCTGGGCAGCGTCGTCGGACCAGATCCCCATCAGATTGATATCCGACTGGATCTCCATCACATCATCGAGGATCTCGTTGAAATACTTGCCCTTGTCGATGTTCAGATCGACGATGTTCGACGCGGGACGATCGACGGCGAGCTGGCCACCGATGAGATAATCGCGAATGGTGATCGTGGGCTTGGTGCGGATATGCACCTTGTCGCCCTGATTGCGGATCTCGCCTTCGTAGTCGGTGTTGGAGATCGCCGCGAGCACGGTGCTCGCATAGAACTTCTCGATTAATTTGCCGCTCCAGATCTCGGGAATAAACGTCCCCGAGTAAGCTGGCGCCGGCTGCGTGCTGCCTGCCGGGAAAATCGGAGGGGTAGTGCCCGCCCCCGCGAGAGCATAAGCCATGGGTGACTCCTGGGCTGCCCGGAGTCACCGATACTGAGTCACCTCATGTAGGGATCTCGAGGCAGCTGTGTGCGGTTGTCGGAAAGAATGCGACCCTCGCGCTGAGCCAGGATGATGTCTTGGTCGATCGCCTGCTGTTGCTGCTCGCGACCACGCCAGCGTCCTGCGGCCACGTCGGTATAAAACCGGGTGATCTCAGCGGCGGTGTAGACTGGCTTCTCAGCGGGTTGACCACCGGCTGAGTGGGCTCTGCCCGGAGCGGCCAGGGAAGCCAGATCGAGCGGCGCTCCTGGGGTCAGGGGGTTGATCGGAGTATCCGACACGACCATGCCTGACGGAGGTGGCGACCGCTGCGCCGACTGCCCTTGCGGGTTCGTAGCAGCCTCCTCTGCGAGATACGCCCGGAAAAATGCGATGACCCTGTGGGGATCACCGGAGTTCCACGCGTCCTGCATTAGCTGCTTACGAATAGCATTGGAAAATACATCCGGCAACTGAGACCACTCGATAAATCGCGGATCGCGGTTGAGGTTGTTCCAATCGGGAACGGCCGCACCGATCGTCGAGTTCATGCGGTTGAGGAAGGCGTTGCCGGTCTCCTGCTGGACATGCCCCATCTGCGAGCGCAGCCGGCCGATCTCCTCGTTCAAAGGGGCGGCCGTCTCGCTGGCGACGCGCCGCATGATGTCGACCAGCTCGGGACCGTAGTCGTTGATCTCTTCCTCGGTCAGCGAGCTTGGCACGTTGGCATGACCGTTGGGTGCGGGCTGCGCGGTGTTCTTCAGCAGGGCGTTCTCGCGCTCGACCTGCTCCAGACGGTTACTCAGCTGGGTAATCGCCTCGCGCGCCCGGCGTGCTTCGCTCTCGGTGCGTCCGGCCAGGCTGCGGAACTTCTGCTGCCAGGTATCTTCCGTCTCGGGCTGCTGCGGTGGCTCCTGCTGCGACGGCGCCTGTTGCTCGGGCGGCTCCTGCTGCGCCGGCGCCTGATCAGCCGGCGGCTTGTCCTTGCCGTCATCCTCGAGCTGGGCGGCCACCGACGGCTCGGCCTCGCCCGCCACCGCCCGCTGGATGGCTTCGGAGCGCTTGCCGGCATCGAGGATCTGCTTGGGAATCTTGACGTTGGGATCCACCATGCCCTGGGGGACCTGCTTGTTGCGGATTTCCGCACTCGTTGTTGGCTGGGCCATTATTTCCTCGCTTCATATTTGGCCCGAAGGTCCAGGCACTGTTCGAACTTCTGGCGAAGCTGGGTGATCAGCTGTGCCTTTCCCTGGGCCGGGAAAATCACGGTGGGCTCGGCAGCCTGAAGGTCGTCGCGGCAGCGCTCCTCGAAGATCTTCAGGGCCTCAGTCAGTCGCTCGTACTGCTGGGGCGCTGCCAGCTTGAGGTCGGCCGCTGCCATCACGACCAAGAACATCGGATCGCTCATCTGGGCTTGGCCGACACTCCGACCTTACCCATGTCGTAAATCGTGTTGTAGGACGGCGGTGCGCCGGCCCCGCTGGGCGTCAGCTTGGCGTAGTTACCCAGCGACATGGCCTGGGCGCCACCCTTGGTCAGCTGGTTCACCGCCTCGCGTGACGGCAGCATCGCTTTCGTTTTCAGCTTCACGGGTTTCATTTGAACCCCTTGGGCTTGAACTGATCAAGCCCGGGCCCGCCGACGTCGAACGGATACTCGACCTTCATCGACTTGTGCGGGGCGGTGTCCTGGGCATAGGACGACGTTTTAGGAGTATCCCCACCCCCACTCCCACTCCCACTGGCGCTATCGATCCGGGCGCTGCCCATTTTCGAAGGATTCGTCCCCGGCGCCTCGGTGAGCTTTTGTTTTCTCGGGTTCGCCCCGATCGTGCGATTCGACACGTTCAAGGCACCCCCGGCCTGGGGGACTGCTGCCTTGGTAAATCTGGTCCCGTCGAATCTGGGCATGTTACTCCCCAGGGTAACTAACGGGCGCTGCGTCCACCCTCGAGACGTTGGCTACCAGAATTGCCGAACATCTTGTTCGTGCCACCCGAGGCGAACTTGGAATTGCCGCCCGACGGGCTGGCCGACGACTGTCCGGGCGTCTGGGTGCCGGCATAGCTCTTGTTGCCCGACGTCGAGTAGAACCCGACGTTGCCGCCGGTCTTGACCTTCTGGTCGCGCCGGCCGCCCGTGCCCTGCTGGGACGATCCCCCGGGGGTCTGCGTGCCCGTGCCGGTGAAGCCCTTCATGTGGCCGGAGCCACCCAGTGAGCCCCAGCCCTTCTTGACGCCTTTTGGACCTGCCATCACGTCCTCCTTTGATAAAAATCAAACTACCCGGGACCGGCGCCGGCCATCCGGGGACTCACCACGTTGGCCTGCGGGCCGCCCTGAGGGCCGCGCGGCGGCGGGCCGGTCCGAGCCCCCGGACCCGGCGGTTTTGGTCCTCCTGGTCCGCCTGGGCCGCCAGGAGGCATCGGGGGCTGCATTGCTGCACCAGGCATACTCTGCATCGCCGCCAGCTTCTTGGCCTGCGACTCCATCTCGTCAAGCTCTTCCTTGGAGGGCACGACCTCCTCGCCGTCCAGACCGATCCCCTGGGAGACGCTGCGCAGCACGTTGGCGCGCCGTTTGGGACCCATGATCTGCAGATCGGTCGGATTGTTGGTCAGCTGCAGGAACTCGAGCTGGCGCTGCCTCATCGTCTCGCGCTGGACCGCGACGACCACGCCCTTGGGCATCACTTCCTCTTCGCCGGTGAGGAGACCCGAGCTGTCGGACATGAGCACCAGATCGAGGAGGTTGCGCAGCAGCGGGGACATGACGTCACGGTCGATATTGGCGCAAACCGTCTGTAGGATTTTGCTCGCGTTGCCCATAAGCATGGCAAGCCCCGAAGCCGTCCGGCCCGCACCACCCCCCGGGGAGTTACCGGAAAGGTATTTCGGGATCGCGGACATGTCGTCAGCCAGTCCATAGAAGGCATTGAACACCCCCAGATGTTCCTGCGCGTTGCTTTGGGGCTGAAAGAAATCGATGGCTTTTTC